TGTTTTTCGCTTAAAGGATGATGGACAGGCTTCCTCTCTGCTACTGAAAAAATCTCAAAAAGTTTTTTAAATAGGAAATGAACCTTCCTATTTAACTCTTATGATGATGCCACAAAGCAGAGGAAAGGAGGTGGGCAAGTGTTGAAAGCGAATGAACGTAGGCAGAAGATATTGGAAATTCTGTGTGTGCGCCGTCAGGAAACGATGGAAAATCTGGCACAGGAATTCAATGTTACAACTCGTACAATTCGGAATGATATTGAAGAATTGACACTTGCTCACCCGATTGAAACCGTGCGTGGCAGATATGGTGGAGGCGTCAGGGTTGCTGATGGCTATTATCTTGGACGTAAGTATTTAAAACCAGATCAGCAGGAACTGTTGAAGCGGCTTTCAGAAAATTTAACAGGCGAAGACCTCGCTACGATGAACAGCATCCTTTCCGAATTTGCTTTGACAAAAAGGGCAGAGAAATAAGTCCTGTCTGAAAGATGGAGGTGAAAAGATTTGGAAAGGGTGTTTATCTGCAGTCCGTTCCGGGGAGCGGAAGAGAAGAATGTGGAGCTTGCCAGAAAATATGCCAGATTTGCTTATGAAAAAGGCTGTCTTCCGGTAGTGCCTCATCTGTATTTTCCACAGTTCCTAAAGGAAAGTGATGTTCAGGAACGGATGGCAGGGATTCAGTTTGGACTTTCATTGTTGAAAGAGTGCCGGGAAGTATGGGTATTTGGAGAAATAATGAGTGAAGGCATGTGTATGGAGATTGCGGAAGCTGACCATGCAGGAATTCCCATCCGGTATTTCACAAAGCAAAACGGAGAATTTGTGGAAAGGAGCAGTTTATGAGCGAGGAATTGTTGAAAATTGCAGATGGTCTTTTGGCGGTTTCGGAAGGAGTCCGTGCCCTCGCAGGAAAGGCACATTCATGTAATTGTAGTAAAAATCAGGAAGAAGAACGAGGGCAGAAGGATGAAGAAAGCGGAAATGAGAAGAGTCAGGAGAAACAAGAGAATGCCGTTACCATTGAACAGGTCCGTGCGGTCATGGCATCCAAATCGCAGGATGGAAAAACGCAGCAGGTCAAAGCGCTGATTCAAAAGTATGGGGCAGATAAGCTATCCGGGGTACAGCCGGAGAAATATGCAGATTTGCTTCGTGATGCAAAGGCTCTTTAATGGGACAGCATGCGATATTATCCGCATCTGCCTCCAAACGATGGATGAACTGTACCCCATCTGCATTGTTGGAGAAGCAGTTTGCGGACGAGGAAAGTATCTACGCAGCGGAGGGAACTGCTGCCCATGCTCTTGCAGAGCATAAGCTGAAACGGTTTCTTAAGAAGCGTTCCAAACGTCCGGTATCTGATTATGACTGTGATGAGATGGAAGAATGCACAGATGATTATGTGTCCTTTGCAATGGAGCAGATTGAAAAGGCGAAACAGTCATGCAGTGATCCGGTAGTGATGATTGAGCAGAGACTGGACTTTTCCAGATGGGTGCCGGAAGGATTCGGTACCGGAGATTTGGTCATCGTAGCGGATGATACTTTATACATTGTGGATTTGAAGTACGGAAAAGGCATTGCTGTATCTGCAGAATGGAATCCACAGATGCTTTTATATTCTTTGGGAGCATTGGAACTGTTCGGTTCCCTTTATGACATTGAAAAGGTCAATATGACCATCCACCAGCCGAGACTGGAAAATGTCAGCACCTTTGAAATTACGGTTCATGACCTCATGGAATGGGCAGAGCAGGAGTTGATGCCGAAGGCAGAGATGGCAGCCAAAGGCGAAGGAGAGTTTGCAGTTGGAGATTGGTGTCGTTTCTGTAAAGCGAAAAATACCTGCCGTGCCAGAGCAGAAGAATATTTGAGATTGGCACAAATGGAGTTTAAGCCACCGGAACTTTTGTCAGAGGAAGAAATCGCAGAGGTTTTGAAGGTGGCGGATGAACTTGCCAAGTGGTCTGCAGATGTTTATGCCTATGCACAGGATGAAGCGATTACACACGGAAGGGTATGGAACGGATTCAAACTGGTAGAAGGCAGAAGTAACCGTAAATATGTCAACGAAGAGGAAGTGGCGGATGCTGCAAAAGCAGCCGGATATGAGGACATTTACAAGAAGTCTCTGATTGGTATCACGGAAATGGAGAAGCTGATGGGCAAAAAAGATTTTCAGAAGATACTGGGTAGTCTGGTGTATAAGCCGCAGGGCAAAATCACCTTGGTGCCGGAATCCGATAAGAGACCACCAATTCAAACAGAAACCGCTGAGGCGGATTTTAAGGAGGATGAATAAATGAGCAAGAATGAAACACCGACCAAAGTAATCGTACCGTGCAGATTTTCTTATCTGCATTGTTGGGAGCCGGAAGCAATCAATGGCGGCGAGCCGAAGTACAGCGTGTCTGCCATTATCCCGAAGTCAGATAAGGAAACCATTAAGAAGATTCAGGCAGCGGTGGAAGCTGCAAAGCAGGAATCTTTGTCAAAGTGGGGTGGCAAGATTCCACCGAATCTGAAGCTTCCTTTGCGTGATGGTGACATTGACCGACCGGAGGATGAGGCATATAAAGGCTGTTATTTCTTTAATGCCAACAGCAGACAGGCACCACAGGTGGTTGATAAGCAGGTACAGCCAATCCTGGATCAGACAGAAGTGTATTCCGGCTGTTACGGAAGAATCAGTGTAAACTTCTATGGCTACAACAGCAATGGCAACCGTGGTGTGGCAGCAGGACTTGGTAACATCCAGAAGTTGAAAGACGGAGAGGCACTCAGCAGCCGTACCAATGCAGAGGATGATTTTGAAGCAGTAGAGGATGAAGATTTCCTCGGCTAATGATAAGGGCGGTGTATGCCGCCCGTACATAGAGGAGTTGTTTTGATGAAAGAGACATGGACAGATATTCCCGGGCTGGAAGGGAAATACAAGATCAGTAATATGGGGAGATACAAAAGGCTGTCCCGGTATATTCAGGGGAGAAGACTGCCGGAAGAGATTCTTCCTTTGAACCAGAGTCAGGTAAGGGAAGTTAAGGAAAGGCTTGGAAGAAAGGAACATGTGTATGATATTGCTGACAGCATGGGGATTTCCAGAAAGACCGTCAGCAAGATTAAATCGGGAAGGAGTTACGCATGGGCGAAGTAGGATATAAAACACTGGCAATTGACATAGAGACCTTTTCCGATGTGGACTTAATCAAATGCGGGGTATATGCCTATGCAGACAGTCCTGCATTTGAAATCCTGCTGTTTGCATACAGCTTTGATGATGAAGAAACAAAGATTATTGATTTGGCACAGGGCGAACAGCTGACGGAAGAAATAAAAAATGCCCTGTCTGATGTGGGAATTATTAAGACAGCGTTCAATGCTAATTTTGAGCGTACCTGTCTTTCAAAATATATGGGAGTCCGTTTATCTCCCGAATCGTGGGTTTGTACTGCAGTACAGTCGGCTATGCTTGCCCTTCCGCTTTCTTTGGAGGGTGTTGGGGCGGTTCTGGGGCTTTCTGAGCAAAAGCTGAAGGAAGGTAAGGACTTAATCCGCTATTTTTGTGTGCCTTGCAAACCGACCAAAACAAATGGTGGCAGGAGCAGGAACCTTCCATGCCATGCACCGGAAAAATGGGAACAGTTCAAGACGTACTGCATCCGTGACGTGGATGTGGAAAAAGGTATCCGGCAGAAACTGCATAAGTTTCCGATACCGGAATCTGAGATGGCATTTTACCGTTTGGATCAGGAAATTAATGACAGGGGAGTTTTAGTTGACAGGGAATTGGTAGAACAGTCGATTACCTGTGACCTGTTACATAAAGACATTGTGACGAACCGTGCCTATGAGGTAACGGGACTTGAAAATCCAAATTCTGTATCG